TGATACAAAGATGATTTTGAACGAAGCACATTCTATTACCATCTTTCCTCACAATATAGGCGGTAGGTCATCAAAATATTTGCTTGATGGATATTTAGGTTTAGATAAAGATGAAATCAAAGATATAAAGCACAATACATCACGCTGGGTGTCTGTGCTTAAAACTTATCCGAAAGTCGTGTTGAGTGATAAACTGGTTTATACATTATAACCTATACAATATATAAAGAGAAATACCGAATATAAGTAATGGACGACAAATTGTTTCAGTATCTTTTATCAAATCAAACAGCATGGGGAGAATATTACAGGAGAAATAAGAGAATGATAAAACGGGCAAAGAACCGCGAATATATGAAGCAATGGGTTTTGCGAAAAAACGAGCAACTTTCAACAACCCCTCACGTAGGGTGAAATTCCTTCTACCATCTTCCGTCAGTTGGTAGTTGAGTTTTTACTAGGGAGTTTTACTTTCTAAAAAAATCAAAATTTTTCGCAAATTTTTAATAATCATTTAGTAATGAATTATTAAAAATAATCTATACAGAATATATAATGAGTGCCATAGATAAAATTCAGACAGCGCAAATAGCAAATTTGTATAGTATAATAAATGGAGGCGGTGGTGGTGTAGCACTCGCAAATAATTTAGCAGGAGGAAGTGCTGGTGTAGTTCCATATCAATCCGCACCTAATACAACTGCTTTTACTGCCGTCGGGGCAACAGGTCAATATCTAAAATCTAATGGAACATCTGCTCCAAGTTGGGATAGTCCCGATTTACCATCTGTTTTAACTGCTAATAATACTGCTACAAATAGTATTATACTTAATGATGCTTCGGCAAATGTAATTACTATTGACCCTTCATTAAACACAATTGTTATAACAAATGGAACAACTACAAATACTATTAACCAGTCAGGATACACAACACGTAATTCAGTTCAAAACTCAACACATTTTCTAAATTTTAGTGATAGTAGTTCTACTGGGGTTGGTGCTATTCAAAAAACTGCTGGACTATCCTGTAATCCTTCAAAAAGTCAGTTGTTTGCTTCTAATTATCTTGCGAATGCTGAAACACTTAACACATCAGGAACTATTAGTGTTGAAACGAGAGATACAATTATCACCGCATCAGGAGATTATATATTACCTGATGGTTTATATACAGGTCAAACTAAAAATATATTTGCGAACACAACATCATCTTTGAATGATTACAAACCATTATCAACGACAAATTCTCTTACTGGTAGAGCAATAGCAGGAGTGAATAAAGTGCTTAAAATAGGAACAGATATTTATATAGGTGGTTCTTTTACAGGAGACCAAACAGGTAATCAAAATGCTACAAGTGCTTTAAAAATATTTGTTAAATATGATACATTAACAGATACATATTCTAATCTTTCGGGGTGTGTTATTGCTACTGGTTCTGTGTTAGATATGGTGTATGATGGTGTGAATACTATTTATCTGTGTGGAACTTTTACAGGTGTAGTTGGAGTAGCAAATACATCATTTATAACAAGATACAATATTGCTACAAATACGACATCTGCTTTGAGTGTGAACCTTCCTAATAATAATGTATCAGCGATGACTTTGGTAGGAAACAATCTGTATTTTGTAGGTGCTTTTACAGCAGTAGGCGGTGCTGATGTGACTAAATCGTTTTATTGTAGATACGATGTTACTACTGGTGTTGCTACGGGAAATGCTACTGCGGGTGTATCACTTATAAACGCACAAGGAACTTGTATATACTACGACCCTACAAGCACTAAATTGTTTATAGGTGGAGGTTTTTCTAACACAAATAGGGCATTTATTTGCTACGCTAATCTAACAACAGGACAACCAGCATCTACGGGTAATATATTTGGTCTATCCGCAACCTCTACTCCTGCTTTTCCTCTTAATGCTATTGTTGGATTAGCAGGTACAGGTAATACTGGTATAACTGCTGATGGTTCAGGTAATCTATATTTTGCTGGTGGATTTTCATTTGTTATTCCTCCTGCTACTGCTAATTGGGCGAATGGTATTGTGAAATACAATATTGCTGGTGATACATATTCACCTGTTAATATTGAAGGAAACTTTTTTGGTTCTCATAGTTCTTGTGAATTTATCCATTATCAAAGTAGTGCTAATGTATTGTGGTTTGGTGGAATTTTCACAGGTGTAGGTATGTATAATCCTGCTTTTGTTACTTATACCTTAAATAGTAATCTTCCTTATTACAATAATGGTATTACTTATTTTGCTGGTGTTAATCTAACAACAAATAAACTCGTATGGACGAGTGGTAAGGGATTTCAACAAGGTATAAGAAGTATAATAGAATATCCTGCTGGAAAATTACTGATAGGAGGCAATCAAAATACAGCAGGTTCTAATGCTCCTGACCCATTGCTTCAAACTCTTACTATATTTGACCCTGCTACATCAGGTAGAATAAAAATAACAAGCAACAATTCCTCTTTTAGAGAACCATCAACCTATTCCTATTCATTAAACAATAATGCGAAATATATAGCGATTACTCAAAGCAAATCATATACGGGTTTAATATGGAATGGTTCTTATTGGATTACTATAAATGATGTGAAAGCAGGTGGAATTACTTATACTACGAATTGGTTGACAGGTGCTTAAATCGTTTCTGCTCTATCACGCTTCACAATAAAACCCACAGCATCTTCACTCCTACAAAAGAACCTGTATAACGGATATTTTATAATTGTCATACCCTTCTGCTTACGAGGTCTGCTATAAAAAAAATATTCAAAATAATCAAAATCTAAAAAGTCAAGAATGTAATAACGCATATCTTTCGGCAATTTCTTAAAAAAGGGGATAATTTCCATGCTATATATATAATATAGAATGGAAAATGACTGGACGGCAGATATAGAGAGCGTTCTTGAAAATATAAGACAAAATTGCGTGTTATTATCAAACGAACACAAGACCCAATACTTCTACCTAAAATACATATTACAATTCTTCCGCTTACCTGTAATCATCATTTCGGGAATAAACTCGGTAATTTCTGTTGGTATGACTGGGTATATGGAACAATCGGCGATCAGTATAACCACCTGTATTCTTGCTCTTACTTGTTCTATAATCGGTTCAATTGAGTTGTATTTAGCAATTCAGAAGGGTATGGAGAACGAATTGGTTTCACAACAGGCATACTACTTGCTCGGTGTAGATATATTCAAAAACCTGTCTTTATCAAAAGACCACAGACCCGTTCCAGCAAAAGAATACTTGGAGCGGTGTTATAATGAATTCGTTAAACTAACTGAAAGTTCTAATGCGGTAATTAGAAATTTAGAAGATAAACTTGCGCCATTACCCGTTATAATGCCTATCCCGAAGACATCATCATTCTTTAACATATCCACACCATCTAAAAAAGAAATACAGAAAAAAAACAATACAAAAGATAATATAGTTGCCACTCTGACAGAGAAAGAGGAGTTCAATATCACGGTTTAACTTTTCAGGATTTTTCATTCTTATAAATAGATTATAGATAAAAATACAAAAATATAATCTTAATCTAAATTATAGACATGGAAACGAAAGATTTAGATAAATTATTTGACGATAAGAATATCTCACAGAGTTCTAAAACTCTTTATTTGAAAAATTTAGAACGTCTTAATGGAGGGGTCTTAAAGAATTTCAACTTTTTAAAAGACGTTGAAAAAGTGATGGAAAAAATCCAAAAGTATAAACCGAATACTCAACGCACTTACATTATTTCAGTTGTATCTCTGCTAAAATCTTTGACACAAATTCAACCGAAAAAATATAAGAAACTGTACGATAAATATTATCCATATTTAGAAACTCTAAATAAAGAATTAAAAAGCAATACCGAAAAGACGGATAAGGAAAAAGAGAACTGGATAGATCAGGACGCAGTAATGACCCGATTACAAGAACTCAAAGATAAAGTCAATACTACTTCAAAGAAATTATCAGAGGGAGAGTATCAAGACCTTCTTAATTATCTATTACTTTCCTTATACACACTTCAACCGCCACGTAGAAACGCGGACTATCAAAATGCGATTGTTACGAAAAATCCAGCATTCAGAGATTTAGAATGTTTTAAAGATTATAATTGGGTAGATTTGAATGACAACAAATTTGTCTTTACAAAATTCAAAACAGCAAAAACATATAAAAATCAGGAAGTAGATATTTCACCACAATTAAGGGAAGTAATAGATTTATATTTAAAACATCACCCATTACGCAAACTGCTCACAAAAAAAACAAACATACCTTTTATTGTCAATTATAATGGTGATATTTATTCAAATAATAATGACTTCACCCGTTTATTATACAAGATATTTGATAAAAAGATTGGAGCAAGTATGCTACGAAAGATATTCTTAACTTCAAAATATAGTGATACGATGGATAATTTGAAGAAAGATACTAACGACATGGGGACATCTACGTCCACCGCTGAAAATCACTATATAAAAGAGTGAGATTATTTCTTTTTGGTTTGCGAAAAAACGAGCAGTATCCTAAAAGTCCTCACGCATACTGGAAAATCAACTACCACCTGACGGCACTTGGTAGTTGGTAATTGACTTGCCTAAAACACTTTCTAAAAAAGTCAAAATTTTTCGCAAATCATTTGACCCAGTGCGCGACTAATTCATCACCAGTCATTCCTGTTTCTTTCTTCCACTTGCTTATAAAGTCAATAAATTCTTCTAAATTATAATAAAAGTCCTTCATCATTATTGTCCTCAAAATAACCCAGCGCCCACACGTGTTAATACCGTCTTTAAGTTTTTGAAACTTTTTTTTGTTATAGATAATAGGCACATCTTTCGGAACTTTTTTAAACAGATCGGTTAGAAGGTCACGGTCTTGACCTAAAAATCTTCTTATCATTTTAGGTATAAAAGATAATTCACTATCCACGAATATACCGTACGAGTCAAATGCTTCTAATGTATCCTTCTTTGTTTTAGGGTCTTTATAACGGTAGATGGCGACCCAGTGTCCGCTATTCTGCTTTTGTTCTATAAGAACTATTTTATAAGACCTATCGTGGGGTAATAAGTCGTATATTGAATTAACATTAGCAAGTTCATTATATTTTATAATATCATCGTAAGCGCTTTCACCAAGATGTTTCCTCAAATCTAAATCAGTTATATTTGTCTGAATAGTTTGTTCTAAACTTTGTGGTTCTTCCATTATATAGTATTGGAAGATTTTTTATTCGTTTATTTAGCAAAAAATAATCTAACTAATAAGTATAGTAGAAATCTAAATGGTTCATTTTCAAAAAGATTACTTGGTGGGAACTGCGAAGCAGAGAACTATCTTACCATATTTAGAGCAACATTTCGGTGATATAATACCGACAGAGGAGCGCTGGGCGAAATTTGATTTTTACAATCAAAACGCCATATTTGAATTGAAGTCAAGGACAAATAAGAAGAACCATTATCCGACAACTTTAATGACATGTAATAAAGTGATTGATACAGAGAAAGATATATATTTTGTGTTTTATTTCACCGATGAACTTTGTTATATAAAGTATGACCCCGAATTATTTAGCAAGTTTGAAAAGAAACCATATTCAAGAATTAACGAGGAGTTTGACGAGAAGGACTATTATTTCATTCCTATTTCTAATTTAGAAACTATTAAGAAATTTTAGAGTTTAGAAGAAAAAAATATCTCTACCATTTATATAAATGAGTGCTATTTCTACCGCTTCAATTAATCCGCCAATTCCATCTCTCGGTGTTGTCACTGGTTTTGTTGAAACTGATTCCGTTGAATTCACGTATGCTTCTCCACCTGCTCTTACATCAGACAATTTAGGATACTCGGTAAGTTCAACAACTCTCCTCACAGGTGCTACGATTACTGGTGCTAATCAAAACGTTCTCCTATGTCAATTAACAAATCAACCTGCTGGAACTTATATTGCGAGTTATTCAGCAACTTTAAACGCTGTCCAACCTGATATTCAGTCATACTTACAAATAGTTGCTACTAGTGGTGGAGCAGTTATAGCAACATCAGCAGATTTCTTCTTGACTGGAACAAATACTCAATATGAAAGCACAACAGGAGTTTTTACATTCACCGCAAGTGTTCCGTTTAACGCCAATTTATATGGTTCTACTGGTGGTGGTGGCGGAACTGGAACACCTGTCAATCCTATATTCCTACAAATAACTCGTCTTGCTTAATTTAGACGTTTTGTATAACAAATTATAAACAGATTATTACAATTAATAATCTATTTAATATATATAATGAATTATAGTGAGATAATAGAGATGCCTAATGAGGATAGATTATATATTCACTACGAGAAGAGCAAACACCCAGTATGGATAGAGCATTTTAACCTAGAAACCAACATATCATTCATATACACCATCAAGAAGACAGGCAGGAGCAAGATTTTTACACGAAAAAATCAAAATTGATGAGTTAGATTATTACATATATAGCAGAATTAGATATTTACAAGTAATAATTTTAAAATTATTACTATTAGAAATCAAAAATATATCAAAATGTAGAAATCTAACTATTGTATTTAGATATAATTAGATATTTTACAGTAATAATCTAAATTAACGCACTATAACATATCTATTCTGACAATATTTAGAATGTTTAAGAGATAATAAAATATTTATTTATAGTATATAAGATGTCGCAACTTGATTTAAGACAAAAGGACAGCAACCCTGATAAGGTTTATTACGACTTAACAATAGCAAATCTAAATAATGGTGATACTAATCCAGTGAATAGTCCTCCATTAATATTTAACGAACAAAGACAGAATGCCATCATTCCAAACACGGGTGATTACTATTTGAGTATTGTAAGGTTTCAACTTGACACATCCTCTCTGCCTATCTTTGTTCCAATTATTCAGATAGGACAACCTGATCCTAATGCGACAATTTATTCAGTGACCGTTGTGGATAATACTAATAATTTTGCTTACCAAGTTTATATTCAATGGGTTAATCAAATTGCTAATGTAGATGTATTAGAACCACCAGCGCCCAATCCAATTCAGGCAGAGAGTGAGTGGTATTTTTGTTATAGTTTTGAATGGTTCGTTAATTTAGTCAATACTGCTTTATCAACTGCTATTGACAGTTCTCACGCAAATCTGACAAATGGTATAGCAAGTATGGCATGGAACGCTTCATCTAACAGCGCAACATTATATTTAGACGAAGCAAACTTTTATACTCTTTCTGTTCCTGCTATTAATCCTACCAAACCAGCATTTTCACTCTACTTTAATCAAGCATTATTTACTTTATTTAGCAGTTTTCCAGCAGAATATCTAGGAAGTGTAGGAGTCACCAACGGAATGAATTATAAAATACAGGTCTATAACTACAACGGTATTAATACTATTCAATTGCCTGTGACTGCCCCAGCAACTACTTGTGTATATATAAATCAAGAGTGGGATACGACAGGTGTATGGACACCCGTTTCTTCAATTGTATTTACGAGTGCTACTTTTCCAATCGTTCCTACTCGTTTATCACCTCCACAAGCATTTCTTAATGGTGTCCTTTACAATCTTTCTGCTAGTGGAAATAACTCTAATGTTGCGCAAGTCATTACAGATTTAGCATCAGGAGATTTGTGCTATAAACCTTCTTTATTATATGAACCAACTGCCCAGTTTAGGTTAATTGACATGGTCGGCAATACACCTTTAACAAACATTAATATTCAGGTCTTTTGGAAGTCAAAGTTAGGAAATTTTGTTCCATTCAGATTAGCAACTGGAAATTCTTGTAGTATGAAATTATTATTCACTAAAAAATCATCCGTTAGTAATAACGCCAACCAGTAATACAAAGAATTGTTTAGGCAACTTTTTATAAATAGTATAGTATTTATAAAAAAAAATATATTGCTAATTTATATAAGAATGGACGCTCCGCTATTTCATACTGCCCTAGTGACCGATAGTAAGATCGCTCAAATTACCGACGACCTAGCATTTGCCGTTTATCAAGGTGCTTCTTCAAACACTTACCAACAATTTACCGCTGTATCTAACAGCAGTTCAAACCTTACCTTTAATGTTCAAATACCCTCCGAATCTGTGGTTATTTCAAGAGAAGTTTTACTAAGCACTACAATGACAGTTACTTTAAACATCGGTCTGACAGGAACACCAATCGTAGCAGGACAAACTGCTTTCAACTACGGTGTTACAGATGCTTTCCAAGCATTTCCTTTAACTAAGTCATTCCTTACTACAACTGCTACAATCAACAACTCCAACGTTTCAACCAACACCCAAGATATTATTGATATTTTGTTAAGAATGAATAATTCAAGAGAACTTTTAAGATATTCAGGTATGACCCCATCTTTCCCTGATAGTCAATATGCCCAATACAGCAGTGGTTATTTAGCAACCAACAACACTCTTGCTTCATACAATAATGCTTCCTATGATATAGACCAAGTCCCTCGTGGTGCTTATCCATTAGCATCAGGTACTCAAATCTATCAATTTACCAGTGCTGGTGCTTTTGTTTCAAACTCTCCTGTTATTGTTACTACTGGAAACTATTTAAAAGTTGTTCTTGCTATTGATGTCACAGAACCAATCTTCTGCTCCCCATTCATTTTCGGACAACCTGACTTTAACCAATCAGGTTTAGCAGGTATTAACACTATTAACCTTGTAATGAATGTTGACGGTTCTCTAAAACGTGTATTTTCTAGTATGGCAGGTTCACAAGTAGGAGCAAATTACAGTATCACTGTTTCGGCAGGTGATACATCAGGACAAGTACCAAGTCCAAATCCTCTATACGGCAACCCACAATTATTAATGAACTTCTTATCTACTCAACCAACTCAACTTGTTCCTTCAAGAGTGGTTACACCTTATATTGATTATCCGCGCTACATCTCTAACTCAACTCAATATCCAACAATAGCATCAGGAGTTCAAAATTCCGTTATTGTATCACAAAATATCCAACTTAACCAACTTCCTGATTATTTCTTTATTGCCGTTCGTCCTCAAATGGCAGGTCAGTCCCCAACTAATAGTGCTTCATTTTTAACCATTAATAGTATCAGTATCAACTTGAATAACGTTTCAGGTATTTTAGCATCTGCCACAGCAGAAGACCTGTGGAAAATGTCTATTGCTAATGGTTCTACTCAATCGTGGTTAGAATTCAGTGGTTTAGCATCTCAAAATGCTAATGCTACTGGTCTAGGAAGTGTTGTTGGAACAACTGGTTCTTTCCTAGTATTATCACCTGCTCTAAATCTTTCATTATCCAATATGCTTTCCAACTCATCCATCGGTCAATTCAACTTCCAATTCAACATCACTGTTACTAACAATCTAGGTCAAACTATTACTCCTGAAATTTTAGTAATCACTGCTAATTCAGGTATGTTTGTCACCAGTATGGGTTCATCATCTATCTTCACTGGTCTTCTAACAAAACAACTTGTATTAGACGCAAGTGAGAAGCAAAGTGAAAATCCTATCCAATCCAGTATGATGTCCCGTTTAATCGGAGGTAAGATGGGTAATATGCCTACATCTGCTATGAAACATATGATAGGTGTTAATGGCATGAGACGTGTCGGTGGTGCTTCATCAGGAGGCGCATCAAGTGGCGGTATTGCTTACAGTGGTGGTGTTTCCAAACTTTCAAAACTTTGTATGTAAGCGAAAAATTTTGAGTTTTTTAGAAACTGTAATTGCCTCGTCAAACTTCAACTACCAACTGCCGTCAGATGGTAGATAGGATTACGCCATACGCGTAGGGTTATAAAAACTTGCTCGTTTTTTCGCAAAAAATTGAACGTCTTTTTCATATTCATATTATACGCAATATAATACGAACATTCAAACATTCAAAAACGCGTCGTCCGAACCCAAAAAATTGAACTGCTTTTTTAGAAACTATTTATACGGCATTATTACAGCAAAATTTAAGTAAACCGCGAAACACGCCCAATCAAAATAAAATTGATACAGAAAATTGAATTACTTTTATACGATTATATTATACCGCAAGTAAAGATAAAATGGACGCAGAACACACATGCCCAGTATGCTTCGGCGAAGATAATTTAAAAAAACTAAACGGTTGCGGACACGAGGTCTGTACCGACTGTGAAGGCAGAATAAAACAACAAACATTATACGGTCAAAATCAGGTGCGCACATTCAACGCTATGAAAATAGATGGAAACCGTGTAGAATTTGAAACCCAAAAATTTATAAAATGCCCACTCTGCCGTGAATTTGAAAAACCATCATATTCAGATTTAGAAGCACAAATCAATTATTTAACCCGATACGGTAGCAGGGGTCATCCACAGGCAATGCGTGTCCCTGAAACTGTGGAGCAACTGCGCACAAATATTCAGAACAACAACGCTGAAATAGCGCGATTACAAGCAATCCAAACTCAAAATCAGATCCAAGCATTCCAAAATCAAAATCTACAACCCCATCTTAACGGTGTAGTTCCAATAAACGATGCGCACTTTAATCCACCAGCACGAGTAAACAACGCTGTAATGTTGCCACCACGAACACCAGTCGCCATATTACCGCCAAATCCAGCAGGAAACCATCACGCTATAATGATGGCACGTGCTGATGAAAACCGCAACAATAGAGGACTGCCTCCAAGAAGGGTATGGTGTATTAATCACAACCGTCTTAACGCCAACAACGAATTAATATGTATGACCGTACATGGCACTCAAAGAAGATGTAATGGACGAAACTGTGCTGGAAATATTAATCGCGTCCCGTGCTGTCAAGCATGTGGAGTATGCCCAAATTGTAGATAAAAAATAAAAAATAAAAAATAAAAAATAAAAAATAATAATAAAAATTTGTAATTGTAATTTTAAATAAATCCTTTTTTTATTTTTTTATCTATTGTAATTATATATATTTAGATGAGTTCTCTGATGTATAATACGCTTTTTGAAACTCCATACAACGACAAAATTGTTGAAAGAATACGGGCATTACAGGATATTAAAGAACATTATAATCCTACTGAACCATATCACATTGCCTATTCTACTTATCCATCCGTTAATGGTTCGGGTCGTAGTAGGGTGTTAATGTGCGGTGGCGCAAGGGGCGATCCGAGAAGTTTAGGATTAGAACACGACCCACGTTATTTAAGGTCGGGTTCTACCGTTAATTATCCTGTAATTCATTTTAATGAAATGATGGCAAACCCAGTTGCTGGTGGTTCTATTCGTAGTAATGGTTTCCATTACCAAGATGACTTTAATCCTTATTATAATAGAGTTGTTTCTGCTAATATGGGAACAGCAAGACCATCATTTAGCAGAGGGGGGTCAAAAGTCGGTAATTTCTTTAAAAGAGTAGGACACGCATTAGCACCAGTCGGTCGTGCTGTAATGCCTGTTGTTAAGGAAGTCGGCACAGATTTATTAAAAGATGCTATTAAGGGTGCTATTGTAGGCGCTGGTGCTAAACGCAGAGGCAGACCAAGAAAAGTCGTGGGCGTAGGACGATTTGAAGGTTCGGGACATCCATCAGGCAGTCCTATTCCAAATGATTTGTATATGGGAACTGGTAGAGAAGAAAAAAAAATAGCAGAAAAAATATGGATTGATTTGATACAACCACATACAAGAGCAATAAAATACACTATGAAAAATAAAATCCAAGATGTAGATAAAATACAACAATTACTTAATTCACACTCCGAAGATGAAGTAAGAACTGCTATTAATATGACAGGAATAAAGGGATTACGATCAGGTGGTAGTTTAAAATCTTTTTTCGGTAAAGTAGGACGCGCTCTTAAAACCGTAGGAAAAGCAGTAGCACCAGTTGCCATTCCAGTTTTGAAAGAAGTCGGTAAAGATTTGTTGAAAGGCGCTATAATGGGTGCGGTAGTAGGTGCTGGTGCTAAAAAAAGAGGAAGACCAAAGAAGATGAGCGGGGGAATGGGCGCTTCCGTTGATAGTGCTGGTATTCTTTCAGTCACACCAAATCCTCCACCTGAATTACAAGTCGTCGGTGGAAAATCTAACATCGGTCGTAAGATTAAAAATACTTTCAAAAAAGTAGGCAAATTCTTATCACCTGCCGTACCAGTATTGAAAGAAATAGGCAAAGAAGTATTCAACGAAGTCAAACCTATTCTTATTGAAGAAGGAAAGAAACAATTAAAAGAAGGCATCAAGGGCGCTGTTAGTGGTTCAGGAACAAAGAAGGGTCAAGTTCGTAAAACTGCTCGTAAAGCATACGAAGGTTTAAAAAAACCTAATGCTCGTGCTGAAATCGTTAAGAAGATCATGGCAGAAAAAGGTATGAAAATGATTGAAGCAAGTAAATACGTCAAAGAACATGGGTTATACAAAAAATAATTATATTTAGAAATTTTTATATACTCATATAATATATAAAAATGCCTCTGATTTTAAATTACGCCGAGAATAAGAATGTCATTAATCAAGATAATCTCGCAAAAAAGAGAGTAGTTAAAGCATTACAGCAAAAAGCAGTAGTATCCATACCAAGAACCGACACTGATTTAGAACAGAATGCCGATGATTTGTTTGATAAGATTTTTGATTTAAGTAATAGTATTGAAACCTATTTATTTGAATTAGGTGTTTTTGTTTCAAGTGAAGATGTGTCAAAAATAGATACTGTTGCGGAACAATCCGCTAAAAAATCAAGGGACGAAACAAGACGAGCAAAGGACGAAGCAGACCTAGCAAAAATGGAAGCAAAATTAGAAAAGAAGGGTGAGGATATTGCTAAGGAGAGTGATAAAAAGAAACCTAACCCTACTAGATTAGCAAAATTAGAACAAGAATATGTTGCTCTTGAAGAAGCAGTTATTCAATTAACAAAGAAATTACAACCAAGATTACAACCACCTGCTATTCAACCATTATCATTAGAAGAAGAATTCGGTATGGAAGGTATGGCACGACCTGTTATAAAAGGAAAGAAACTCGTGTTTAAAGAAGAGCAATCCATTCCTATTGTAGCAAAATTATTAAACTTATTCAACTCATATAAGAAAGCATGGAAAGAATTAGTCCCTTATTCTGCTGGTTTAAATACTAACCAACTGACTGATTTAGGAGTAATGATTGAAACTATTACAAAAGCACTCAACTCCTTTATTGAGGACACCAAAGTGGAAATTCCAAGAAATAAACAGCGTGTATATGAGCAGTTGTTTAATGCGGTTGATGAAATATCCGCTATTCTTAATGAAGTTAGTATGATATATCAGAACATATATTATTATTACTCACAAAGCGCAAGTCCTGCTCCTGCCGAACAATCTGCTGGAACTACAAGCGGTAGTGGATTTGCTGTCCGTCCTTATTACAGTAGAACCCGCTATTTGTAATTTGCGAAAAATTTTGAGTTTTTTAGAAAGTAGTTTCGGGTCAGTAATTACCAACTACCAACTGACGGAAGATGGTAGTTCAGTTTCACCCTAACGTGGGGACTTTTAAACTATTGCTCGTTTTTTCGCAAAGTAAAAATCTAAAAAATAATATAATATGATATATTATATGATTAAGATTGTTGATTTTAGTAATAGTAAGAAACCTGATAAAAGGTATAGAATAACACTTGAATTTTCTGATGGTAAAATGAAGTCATGGGACTTCGGTGCGAAAGATGGAAGCACTTATATAGACCACTCTGATATAGTGAAGCGGGATAATTACTGGCGACGCCATTGCGCTAATCCTATTGAAAACTACCGCATTAAAAATAACATACCATCTGCGTCTTTATTTTCTGCTCGGTTATTGTGGGGTGAAAGTAATGATTTGACAGATAATCTTGTAGAATTACAAAAGTTATTAAACAAGTAAAAATTATATATGTCTATAATATAATGGGATATATAGTTCAAAGTATTGTTTTTGATAAAGATAAAGGTTGGGATATGAAAACCGCACGTGAATGGGTAAAAAATCACAAAGAATTTAGCAAACCTATCAAAGAAGAAGAAACAGTCAATACGATCCGTGTTAGATTATTTCCACCGAAAAAAGCAGAAGAAATGGGTTTCACCGATTACCGTATGAAGACATTAGCATCGGGAGATGTGGGTATAATGTTAGATATTGCTTATAACAAGTTGGAGGGTGGTATGGTTAATGATGATGTAGAATACGAAGAAGAAGACCCAATA